GGGAGAACAGCGCCGCCACAATCAAGGATATAGAGCATCTGCACGCCTTGCAGCACACGTAGGTTGACTGCAACATCAAAGTAGACGCCCTTATGGGTTTCCTCTGGTGGCGCGTTGTATCGATAGATTGAATCTGATGAAACTACGGTGGCGCCTCCCCACAGTGCGATTGGCACATCAAACGTGCCATGGGTGCCGCTTGAATCAGCGTAGTGTTGACGGATTAGGTTGATCTGCGATTGCCTGAGATTCGCGTATGTAAGAGTGAGATTGTAGTTGTTGATCGTGTTCGACAATCTAAAAACAATCGGCCCCGCCATGGTTGCGGTTTCAACCGTGCTTGATAGGCCCAGATCATAGGAGATCGCGTCGGGTTGTATCGATGGAAAGGTCGCCATGGCTAGATGTTGTATGGAGGAATCAGTTCCAGCTCAACTTCTACGTCGATGCTGCTGCATGTTTCACTCATGCTAGGCGGCCGTGCATAAATCCACTGGTGTGCAGCAGGCAGGGTCAATCCTGAAGCAATGAGCGTGATGGCATCCAAATCAAACGGGATAAATCGATTGTGCGTGTTGTAGTGAGCAATGATGGCATTTTGATCTGATCTGCTGATGGCATTGAATGTCAGACGAATCGTGGTCGAAACCGACCCATTGGTATGGCGCACGCTGGTTTCGTTGCCGTTGAGCACCATGATCGCAGTGCTAGGTGTAGCGCCTGGCGTATAGGTGCGTGTTTGTGGCTGTAGCGCAGGGAAGGTAGCCATTAGTTTATTGTGACGGTTAAGTTTTCTGAGAATGTGTTGGTGTATGACTGGATATCATTGACAGTTTGCATTAGGCCTTCCAGGAACCCGTAAGTTAGACAGGTGCTGTAGAGAGAGACAGGTTCAGTTACCCCTCCGGTCGTCGTTAAGAACTCAACCGTTACGCTGTAACAGAATAGGTTTTGCTCTCCTGAGCAAGCCGTAACCACAGTATTAGATGGCCAATATCTAATCAGCCTATATGCCTTGGCTGTGCCAGGGGATGTTACGCCGGCTATAGTCCATGTGTCACTGAACCCCGCCTGGTAAGGGGTTCCGTCAGAGCAACGGATGCCTTGCGATTGCGTCCGATTCCACGTTCCACTTATGGAATAAATACCAATTCCCGTGCTTGTCCACGCCGAAGATGGTATTGAAGACGAAGTAAAAGCTAACCCATACCCGGTATAGGATCCTGAATCAGGGCACCTGCCTCTTGCGTAAACAGTTTTACCGGAATCTTCAAGCTGCCACGTATATGTGGCCGCGACGCCTTCAGATACGATCGTCTCCTCGCCCGTGTCTGGATCAACCAGCACCCATTCTGTGTACATACCAGGGCATGATTCTTCTAGCTCCAATTCGTCGCCTGGCAGTGGCTCACCGCCTGGGCCAGTTGGGCCTGTTATCTCAGGATCAACCGGCTGATCTAGCGGGTCGGTTGGATTACTAGGTCCGTTATCAGGATTGGGCGGCGCTTCGGTCAACGGATCAGGCGTCTCGCCAGGTGGTGTTGTCTCTGGCGCATCCGGTACGTTGTATTCAAGATCCTCTGGGTCTGGCAGATTAGGGTCAACATACGGATCCGTTCCTATTGGCGTCGTATTACCCGCCCGTCCCGGAATATCACACGTGAATGCGCCGCGACCTGTTGGCAGCGTATAGCCAGGCGCTGTAGCGTCATTAACGATCAATGCAAGAATGCTTTGGCCAGAGCCATTGACTGGAAAGTGCGTGAGGTCAAGCTCAACAATGCCTTCGATGTTGCGATTGATGCGCTCCACTTCGTATAGATAGTCGTGCATACTAATCACATCGACATCTGTCTCACGGCGTAGCAACACGCGCACAATGTCGCCCAATGCAAGAGTGCTATTAAATGCAGCAGGGCGCACACGCAACCGCAGGTTGTGCTTGATATATCTGCGCCGCGCCGCGAAATAAGCGCCGACTTTGACTGCGTGCAATTCGTTTGTGCAGAACTGACTTAGGTCATACTGCTCGAATGGACCATTCAATGCTTGACCATCAATGCGCACCTCGGTGGTGCGGACGATTCCAATATCGCCATCTGGCTGTTGCCGCCAGATCATTTGAGCACAGATCGGCTTGCGCTCAGCCAGGGGGATGTACTCAATTTCGAACCCATCCGGCAGGATGTCTTCTTCGGAAAAGGTATAAACCCAACTAACAGCAGCAGTTGAAATGGCGCCGCCTGCTGTTACCGGCAACCGTGGACGAAATGCCTTCTTGCCATTCTTGTCTGTGATGCGAAGCAGGAACAGAGTGGAAATCTGCTCCATCCATTCTTCAAGATTAGTCGATTGATCAAAAATGCCGTTGAAGTGAAGGCCGTTGGTATCAGTGAACTCTGCGGCATTCTCCATCTCCACCAAGTCCAGCATTGCCTCGGGGAATCGGCTGCTCTGGCGGATCAAATACAACGCCAAATCAATCAGATTATTGCTTGAGCCAAGCGTGTTATCAAGGATGCGCGTAACTTCCATTCCATCGCGCACAAAGCAATGAACTTGCTTATCCCATGTGTCGTCACCATCAGGATGCATGTTGAGGTAGCTCAGCGTCGTCATGTTGGCATAGCTGCCACCAGTGCCGCAGAATGCCGGGCAGTCCCATGGCGTTGTGCCTGCAACGATGGTGGTCAGGTTGCCAGGTTGCCAGTTGCCGGTACGCGCATTGTAGGACTGCTGCCAGACGCCGACGCGGCAGCCGCGTTGAAACAAATCACGCAACTGCTGTTGCGGCAGGTCGCCTTCACTGAGCACTAGTTGCAGCTTTACCGTTAGTTCATTCGTGATAGGGTTATTTTCATAGCGGCCTTCAGTGGCACCAGGGCTGACAAATGCGCCACCGATTTCACCAACACGCCTGCAGAACACAATCGGCACAGGCTCTCCTACTACGATTGAGCGCTGCCTGGTATCCAATGGGTTCTGGCCGACAGCAGCAGCTTCCTGCAGTGGCGTAACAATTAACCCCGTCTGGTATGGCAGAAGCGCAATCGGATCGGTGATGTTGCTGCTCATAGCCTGATTGGCGCTCCGACGAGCTGTGATGTGTATTTACGTGGTGGCGCCTGCGCACCAATAGGAGCAAGGCTTGACCCTAACGATACTTCCAGAACTGAGAACGATCCTGACACGCCAACCACCTCGCCCACAAATGAACCAATCAATAGCTGACCGGACTGCGGAATGACCTGCGACAAGCGGCTATCAAACTCATAAACACGCAGTTCAATCAGATGGTTTTCGTTTAATGCAGATTCAAACAATGAGACTGCTGCCGCAGTTGCAGGCACTGAGATAGAAACGTCCGCATCGTTGCCGACGCTGCCGCCAATCAAGCCATTGCCGACGAATGGGAAGTAACTCCATGAATTGCTTTCCCATGTCACAGTCTGCCCGACATAATACGATTGCCAGCGCAGATAGGTTGTAGCGCCGCTGTAAATTCTGAGATACTGTGACTGGGCTCTATTGCTCATCGGACTCCTGCGTAACGACGGCCGCCGCTGGTGCGGTTGCTGCTGAGCAGTTGATTGGCGAGACCCTGAAGGCCACGTTCAAAGTCTTGCATGGTGACATAGTTCTGCCCACCTTGCTGCATGACTGGTCCCGTTTGAATGTTTACTTGTGCGGTTGCAGGTGCAACTACACCGCCCTCTGCAAAGCGTGGAATTGCAGCAGGGCCACGAACACCAGCCATCCAGTTAGCAGCAAACGTACTAGCCTTTGATTGCGGCACGATATATTCAGGTTCGCCGCCTTCTCCAACCATCGCCAAGGTTGGTCCGCTGACAACGCCGCCTTCAGCAAAACGCGGAAGGGATACCTGCGGAACCGTTGGGATAGACGGAAGCTTCAATGCAGTCAAAGCTTGATTGGCGCCTTGAATCAGCGCATTGATTGCGTTGATTGCGCCATTGATGGTGTTCTCAATGCCGCCAAGAATACCGTTTAACACGACTTTGATCATGTTGGCAACTGCGACAAACGGTGCTTTCAGAGCATTCGCCAGGTTTGACATTGTAGCGACGATGCTTTCGTACAACCCACCAAACCAATCAATCACTGGTTTAATGAATGTTTCAT